GACATTCATTATACTGGCTTGCTGGAATGGCTAACACAATCCAAGTTTTAAAGAGGCTACTGTCCTCTTTAGTAAAGCGTTTAGCAACAACACTTTGTTTAATTCTTGCTTGTGTCTCGTGTGTTTCTTTAGATGATGATGTGCTTGTATCTACATTTACACCTAAGGCGGCTTCTGAACTGCCTAAATGTTCAATATAACTATCAAGTTCTACACCACAAAATCTAGCAAAACCTTGTTCAGCAAAATTAATTGCACGGGTGACACTTGTAACTTCGCTTGTATGCTTGTCACTAATGCCGGTGAAGTATAAAAAACTACCATCTTGTGAAAACATTTCGTTTGTCCAACTTGGCGGCTTCGGAGATAAACTGCCACATGCCGCCAAACTAACTAAACAAATGCAACCAATTATCGGCTTAAGAATTTTTCGCATCGTTAAGTAATTGCTCGAGTTTTTCAGGATTTGGCTTCAATACTCCGGATTTATTAATCGCATGAGCGACATCAGCACGGCTGACTCCGATAAGAACGTATCCAACAAATACTGGGCGTTCATTTATAAGAAGCCTGTTCATGTGATACTCTTTAACAAAACTCTTCCCAACGGCAACCTCAGTAACCACGGTCTTCTTTTGCAGGTATTTTCCAGCACCAAACTGAGTACCAAAACCTGTCTGTTCACCAGTAAGTTCAGTAAATTTACTATCAAGTTTAAACCCAACAAATTCACTTAACTGCTGATACGCATTAATGCGAGCATGTTGCCTCGCTTGCGGTTCACTTGTAAACTGGGCACTTGCACCAACAAAATACTTAATATCTTCATCTTCTGGTGCTTCATCTACCCACCCCGGAACATCCAAGGGTTGCTCATATACGCCTGGAATAATTTCTGTCATTCCACAACTTGCAAGAAACAAGCCTATCAGTAATGCAATCATTGTATTTTTCATAGCCTTTCTCATATGAAAGTTAATAATGTGGCCGATATGACCCTTTTGCACTATACCACTATTATACGCTCTTCTACAGATAAGTCAACAAAAAAAGGCATAAAAATAAAATAAAATATACGTTTAACTCTTCTAATAAATAGTTAGAGCGGAGGAGTTTGATTTGGCACAACCAACTATCAGAGGATATAGTAGCGTAGGTCGCGACACAGGTGGGCGAACTCTGCTTAATTTTGAGTTAGCAAAACAAGACCTAATGAACACTTTATATACGTATAAAGGTGAGCGATTGATGATGCCAGAATATGGCAATGATGCAATAGCCAGCCAATTTCAACCAATGACTCAAAATACCGCAGATTTTTTAAGAGATAATATAACATCAATTATAGATAGTGATCCTCGATTAACATTAAAATTTATTGACACTCAAATGAATCAAAATACAATAACAGTATATCTAACAGTTTTTTATGTTCCTGCAGATGCAGAAGATACACTTATTTTGACTTTTGACACTAGTTCATATACATGATTGGATTAAAGAATGCCACAAAAAATTAGACAGGACAACTTATTTGCCGCCGAAACGTATGTACGCAAATATACAAACTTCGCAAATGTTGACCTAAAAAGTTACGATTTTGATTCATTGCGTTCCGCAATGGTTTCTTATTTGCAAAAAAAGTACCCAGATCAATTCAACGATTATGTTGTAAGTTCAGAATTTATTACCCTTATGGACCTTGTTGCATTTATGGGCCACGCTATGGCATTCAGAGTGGATTTAAGTGCAAGAGAAAATTTTATAGATACGGCGGCAAAAGAATCAAGTATATTACGTTTATCAAGATTTTTAGGATATGAGCCAAGACGAAGTATTAGTGCAAGTGGATTATTGAAAATAGATAGTGTACGTACAAACCAAACAATTTATGACAGTTCAGAAACAAACTTAGCAAACACCACAGTAAGTTGGGGTGCAACCGCAAATGCAGATTTGGAAAAGTTTCTTTATATTTTGAATAGTGCATTAAGTGCTGGTAACCAATTTGGAACGCCAGTTAAATCGGCAACAATTGATACGGTTCCAACAGACATTTATAATTTTAATAATGTTACACAACAAAATATTATATACTCATATGAACGAAAAATTAATAATACATCTGTTCCTATTGAAATTGTTTCACCAACTATATCTACCAACAATAAGGTTGTAGAATCATATCCAAATCCAACTAGAAACTTTACGTTGGTTTATAGAAATGATGGTTTAGGCAATGCTAGTGTAAACAATGGTTTCTTTTTAATGTTTAAACAAGGAACACTAGCCTATGATGATTTTTATATTGATGATAGACTAATAAACAGAACTATTGATATTGATCAAGAAAATATTGATAACAGTGATATTTGGATTCAATCAATTGATGAAAACGGATTAGTAATATCGTTATGGAATCAAGTTACAAATGTTAATAGTTACACAACAATGAATGAGAGTATTAAGAATAACAACAGACAAAATTACGAAGTTATAAACAGAGAAAGCGGAACTGTAACTATTAAATTTGGTGATGGTGTTTATTCAGATGCTCCAATTGGCACTTTAAGAATTTGGTATAGAACTAATTCAGGAGCGGCCGATACAGTTCAAACAGAAGAAATGCAAAACCTTGTTATGGATGTTGCATATATTGGTCGCGATAATTTGGAATATGCATTATCCATTACATGTAGTTTAAAAGAAAATGTTACTAATGCTCAAGCGGCAGAAACAATGGATGATATTCGTAATAATGCTCCTATCAAATATCACAGTCAAGATAGGATGGTAACATCACAGGACTATAGTGTATACCCATTAATTAAAAATACTAATGCATTAAAAATACGAAGTGTAAACAGAACATTTAGTGGGCATAGTAGATTCTTTAACATATCAGATCCAACAGGACAACACTCAGATTTAAAACTGTTTGGTGATGATGGTGTATTATACAAACGTAATTCCTTTAGCAGGAAAACAATACCACTACCAACTACGTTAAGTAACCAAGAAATTTTACAACAATATATTAGTAGTGAAATTAGTACACAAGGCGTAACTAATTTTTATTATGAAAACTATTCAGATAGGTGGATTGCATATGATTATCTAAGTGATGGTGATTCTCCAATTGATCCAACTCAAGCATTATTATGGAAACGTGCAACAAGCACAAGTAAAACATGTACAGGTTATTTTACACTTAGTGATATTGTTCAAGAACTTGGCTTAACAAGTGAAACAGATACAAAATTTATTAAGACAGGTGCATTAATTGAATTTGTTGCTGATCCATTTACATCAGCAGCAACAACAACTTGGGCAAGTGTATTAAATGTATATGGTGATGGTCGTGGTATTACTGATAACAATTTAATTTATACTGGAAAACGCCCTGATAATTTTGGTGCAATAGCATTAAGTAAAAACATTAAAGACGGTAGTAGAATTAAACGAATCATTCCTGTGTTTAATAACAGTTTTAGTGCAACAGAAGAAAATAATGTTGTAACGGCATTAGACCAAAATAGAAGTTTTGGTATTAGATTTAACTATACAACAAGTGCATGGGAAATTATTGCAAGTACGTACTTGGGTGCTGACTTAAACAAAGCATTTGATTATGATTCTAAATCAACAACACAATTAAATGCTGATTATAGTTACATCCTTAGAGCAGATTACTTTGGTACACAATGGATTATACGAACGAAAATTACTGAGTATGTTTTTGAAAGTCCAAATGAAGTTCGTTTTTATAATACAGATACAAGTGAAAAACGATTTGATAAATCAACTGCAAAACCAAGTACTGATCTTATAACAATTTTAGAAAATAATATAGTTGGTGATGGATCTGCATTGGTATCAGATATTAATTTCAATGTTAATAACTTTATCACATATGATGATGGTTATGCTGATCCTGCAAAAGTTGTTGTAACAAGTAGTGATATTAATTTAGATTTTGTACCTGACAACCCGTTTGGGTTTACAGAAATTGTAGGTACAAATTATGTTGCATTACAACAACAAGAAAAAGATAACCAAGATGTTGAAGTAATTTTAGATAAAGTAGTTGAATATGTTTCTGTATTACCA